GCCTCCCCAAGGACGGCAGCAATCCAAGGTCTTCCAGGAATGTAGACGGCAGAAACGTTGACGTTGCCATAAGGCTGCACGTAGCCTCCATTGTGCACAAGTTGTGCATAATCAGCTGCATAACCGATCTCAATCGAGTCTCCTGTGGCAGTAGCTCCACCAGATCTCATCAAAGCGCCGGTCTCAACGATGTCTCGAGCGCCACTAGTCCACCCCCAGCTAGCCTTCAGCATAGCTTTCAAGTCAGCATTCAACTCCGTCGCAATCTCAACTATGACAGCCTCGTGGGCCTTATCTAGCTCGTCCAGCTTGGTTCTTGCGGCTTGGGTGTTCCGAGACAGGTTACGTGTGCTAAAGGTAAAGCCCGGACCAGGAAATATGGGCATATCCATGGTAACCTTTTCTGCTTCAGCGATAGCCCTGTTCCCTTCCCCTACGATATCATTCTCGATTAATCTCTTTAATTGCTTCCCTGCATCCTCAAAGGTCATTAGTTCTGGACCTCACCACCCGTCAGCTGTAGTTGTACGCCCGCAATCTCTTTGTAGATGATCTCATCGATGCCTACGCCTCCAAAAATGCCACTAGAACGCTGCACACGGCTATTCAAGAGAGGATCATGACCGAATTGGAACGGTACTTCAATGCCTGCCTTCATCCAGGGATACTGATCTGTGACTTCTAAGAACTCTAAACCCGCCTCATCTGGTGTTTCAATGTCATAATCTTCGGCTACGACGGCATACTCAAGCGAATATCCGCGGTAATAGAACTGGTCACCAGAAGCGCCAGGCATCATTAGGCCGTCTAACTGGCTCTCAAGGGGGATACGCTTAGACCCTGAGGACACACCTGAGTACTGAATTCTCTTCATCCAGGCCTTCACCAGGTAGCTCTCAGCGGCTTGTTCCTCAAATCTCCCATTCACCAACGTAATCGTAGGCACCCCAGGAAACAGAACCCTGGAATTGATATAAGGGTAGAGAGGAGAGCGCCCGGCCATGGATCAATTCCGAATCCATTTAGACTTCCAAGTCGCGCCAGGTTCTCTCCCTCCGGTCGAGTCGCTTGCTCAGGCTTCGCCCTCGCCCCGCTTACCAGGTGAGTCAAAGGACATTTCAAGGATCATACGAAAGAAGTTATCACGAAGATCTTTAAGATGTTCTTGTTCTTCAGCTGGACGTGCCGGGCTACCAGGCCATAAGCGAATTGCTTCACAGATGGCATAGTAGGTAGTTTTAACATCTTGATCTGACATTTCGATGTCAAACCCGTGGAAGTTCTCCATTTCTTCCATGGTAATTATTTACGATTACGACATTTTTGGCAGGATGCAATCTCACCGGTACCAATAATCTTTGCATACTTTGCATTCATACGAGCAAAGGATTCGCAACCAGTGCACCAGACCTCACAGGTATCTTCTGATCCGACTGCACGGAGAAGATCACCAAGGGGGCCTTCCTGCATTTCGGGATGGATGTTGTCAGACATGAGATCCTGTACTGAATTGTAACCCCAGGATACCAAGAGGCCATCAGAACAGAAGTCTATGGAACCTTTTTCCATGCCCATTTAAAAACCACAAGCATTACCATCAGGATAGCCAAGGTAACCAGTTCTAAACTAGCATTATTGCTGTCTACTTCTACGGGGCCGAACCTCAGTGGTTGAAGACCAGGTTCTCCCGTATTCATGAGCGAATTAACCTGCTGGTACCATACCCACCCAAGATTCCACCACCAGGACCATTAGGATTCAAACTCCCAAAGCAACTACAGAACGCAAAGTAGTTCCATAACTCATACCGAATCTTTACCATCTCCTTCTGTGGGCCTGTCATGCCCGTTTTACCACCAACTACTTCCCACTCCAATACATCAGCCTTCACCAAGACCTTTCCTTCCGTATCCCCAGTGTTCTGACCCGTATCTACATCATCCGCTGCTTCATACTGATCCAATAACTCCCTAACCCTTAAAACTGCCTCAGGACTCATGTCCTCCAGCTGGTTCATACAATTCTGACAGCAATCTAGTACATACGTCCCAAACGGCAACAGTAATGCCTCGATTACACGCAGGTCATCCCCGGCTTCCCAGTTTCCACTTGTGTCTAATGCCATGAGTTGGTACAATAGCCAGTCCTCATAGTATGCCAGGCGTTAAAATGATAGGAACGGATCATTCTCATATGCATCGCCTCTGCTTAGCTCTCCTTATTGCCGTTCGTTGCCAGAATCAACAAGCCGTCTCCCAACTCCTCCGTAGGCTCTACCACGACTTCGAAGAACACTCCCTAAAACCCGTCCTTAACCGTACCCTCTACCTCATGACGCCCAGAGAACGCGACTGGATGAAGGCACTCTATTGAACGCAAGATTGTCCCCGGAAAAAGAAGGATGGGAATTTTCAAAAAATTTTCAGAGGGGTGGGTCTGGCAGCGCACGGTTTGATATCGGGGTGGGGGAGATCGATTTGATTTCGCTGGAACTTCTTGTCGCGTTGACATAAGTATATTATCAATTGGAAGTTCAACGATGCGATCTCGACTTTGTATACAGGACATTGGTCTGTGTCACACGCTGCTACTGCAGTGGCTCAGCTTCTATCATATTGTAATCTTTAAGGATTAGTAATAGATAACTAATAGCAAAGAGATGATCGTGGACGGCCCTGCGGTCGGGTGGTTCACTAGCACGCCCTACTACACTACTCGTTGCATGATGCCTCCTCCTCCCCATGCACTGCCCTGTGGTGGTAGGTAGCAGTGCAGTGGATGCAGTGTGGTGGTGCAGTGTGGTGGTGTGTGGTGGTGCTGCATCACAGGCAGTACTGCTCGTTCACCTCACACAGTGCAGCATGCCTATCTAACTGTATCTTCTGTAATCCCTGTGCAGTATTACCTGCCATATTAGTTGCGACATTAACGGCTACTGCCATTAAGAAGACGTACAGGAGAATGGCTTTCATGGTTGTGTCCTTTGGGTTGCTCCTATCCTACACCACCCCACCCCATACGCCACCCCACCCTGTTACACACAGAAATAAAATGATCGTGGACGGCCCTGCGGTCGAGGTTGTTCACGGTCACGCGGTCTCTTCATCATCTTCGCCGTCAAGCTCGCGGTTCTCGTTCAAGTTGCCTTCGATGTCGCTAGCGATGTCCTCATCCTCGCCCAGCAGAATGGCCAGATCGCTGAGAAAGCCGTCTAGGTCATCGTTCTCGCCAACGTAGTAGGCGTGCATGTTGCGGAGCGCGGCATTTAATCTGGTCATGGATTTCTCCTTTTGGTTGATAAATCAATTGTAGCACAGCGCCGATAAAAAATCAAATGATCGTGGACGGCCCATGCGGTCGGTTGTTCACGCTCATACGCTGCCTTCTATCTCGGCCATTGGCGCCGCTAACTCAGTCTGAATGGTCTGCAGCATGACGAGAAGATCTTTGGGCGCTGAGAACATAGGGACCATGTCGTCGCCCTGCCAGAGGATCTCGCTGATCGCCCCGAGCTTTTGCTCGAGAACCATTGCGGCGTCCCATGCTTGCTCTTGGGCTTCCTGCAGTTCGGCGGCTAGCTGGCTCATGTTGGACATTGGATTGGCTCCGTTGCTTTTTAGAATTGTAGACGATGATGCTGGATCTTGTCAAGCCCGATCGATTAAATGATCGTGGTCGGGCCCTGCGGTCAGTTGTTCACGGTCACGCTGGAGTTCTGAATGGTGGTGCCTGTGTCGTAGGTCTGAAAAACACATTTGACTTCGAACCTCAGTGCCTCGGGATTCCAGACCTCAGCGAAGTTGCAGTACGTAGGCAAGTCGAGGAGGAGAGCGCGGTTGGTATCGGCTTGGGCTTGGATTGATTGAGTCATGGTTGTTCCTATTGGTTGGTTGGTGGTAAGGGTTTAGGCTTGGGCCTGCAGTAATGCTAGCACCTCCTTGGCGGCATCCGTGTTTCCTTCCTTAGCTAATTCAATTGCGAATAGCTGGAGGTCGGAGATCTGTTTCTGAGTCATGGTTGAGAACCTGTTGGGGTTGAAATAATTGTATCACAGAATGATCGTGGTCGGGCCCTGCGGTCAGTTTTTCACGCTCATGCGCACTCTGTCAAGTTGGCTGCGGCAGAAGGCTCCTGCGTTGTAGACGTCCCGGG